TGCTGAGTCGTTGGCAATTTCATTCGGTGATAAGTTAGTACCGGCAGTAACTGTTGTCGCAAACTTTTTATCCGATTTACTAACCAAGTTTAACGGTATGTCAGAAGGTGCGAAGAGTTTTATTGCGATATCTGCTGCAGTAGTTGCGGGATTGTTCTTAATTGGTGGTCCTTTGCTAATGATAATCGGCTATATTCCTAGTATAATTGCAGGATTTGCAACGTTAAGTACCGCAGTGGGGGCATTAGGAACGGTATTCACTTTCCTAACTGGACCAGTCGGCCTTATTATCGCAGCAATCGTTGCCTTAGGCGTTGGGATAGTTGCCGCATACAATCACATTAGTTGGTTCCGAGACGGAGTAAACAGCGCTTGGGAACAAATAAAACTCGCATTTGCTACTGCGCTTGAATATATCATGGGTGTTGTCCAGTGGGTTATGGCTGATATCAGTGCGTTTATTGGCGAACAGCTTGCAAAAGTTAAAGCGTTTTGGGATGAAAACGGCGCAGCTATTATGACGTTAGTACAAACTTACTTCGGAGTTATCCAGGAGTACATTCAAATGGTTATGGGAATTATCAAAGGCATTTTCCAAATTGCATGGCCGTTAATTGTCGGAATACTCCAAGCTGCTTGGGAAACGATTAAAGCAATCGTAGCAACAGCCATCGACTTGGTACTTGGTATCATCCAAACAACAATGAAGGTTTTGCAAGGCGATTGGGAAGGTGCTTGGGAAACGATTAAAGAGACAGCAAAGTCAATCCTAGACAATATCGTCGGTATCTTTGAAGCTATCGACTTAGCCGAAACAGGTAAGGATATCATCAATGGGCTAATCAGCGGTATATCTTCGATGGGGAAAGCAGTTAAAGACGCAGTATCAGGAATCGGCGAAAAAATCAAAACCGGCTTCACCGCATTCTTCGATATCAACTCGCCATCAAAGGTTATGAAAAACGACGTCGGACGTTGGATTCCAGCGGGTATTGCAGACGGAATCACCGGTAACATTAGCTCCGTTATTGCAGCAACGAAGGAAATGTCGAAAGCTATTATGCCACAAGCGGAAATGTCTCTAGCGTACAGTACTCCGACAGGAAGTGTTAGCGCAACTGCACAAGCGCCAGCAGTCGAAAGGACTTCGCAGGATACTGTCGTCAACTTCGATCGCATGTTTGACGGTGCCACAATTAACGTTCGCCAAGACAGCGACATCAAGGATATAGCGCGTGAACTGTATACTTTACAGAAAAACGCAACCCGAAGCAAAGGCAGAAGATAAAATCATTAGTTGATTGCGTAGAATTTTACGCGGTCAACATACATAAAATCACACCAGTGCCCACTTATACACCTGCAATATTTGCACGATGATTGTGGGTAAATAACGCAAGCGTTGGACTAAAGAAAAGCATTAAAAGCGCGATTAAAAAAAGTATTAAGTATGGCTTTTCGACAATGCTTCGATCTATGGCGTTATTGCGTTTATATCAGCACCCCTTCGATTTAACCTGGGGTCTTGACCTACCTTGCAACCGCAGTGCCGACCTGGGGTCTCACTCAACGCAAAAAACCGACTCGAAAGGCCCGCCTAGTTGCCCCGAATCGGTTGGCGATGATACCCGGTACAAACTAAATCGCCAGTTTAGTCTCCACCGGATGCCACCGTTTATTTAGTTGCTCGGCTGCCTAAAGATCGAATTGCCGTACGATCGCCGAGCGGTGTTACGCGCTTGCCAGGCGCAGGATATTGCCGTATCCCTTTACTTAATTACGCACTCATGAACATATCCATTAACATTGCTGGATTTTCATTTAGTTTTTCGCTGCTATTGTTGTCGTCTAAATCGACTAACATAACGCCTGGTTCTTCTGTCAATTCTGCATTATACACTTCAAATTCGCCGTCCACGAATGAAAAAACTTTACCGTTAGGGAATAGAACGCCCTCTACTCTGTCCGTTGCAAAGATAGTACCTTGATATTTGAAATCTAACGTTACTTTAATCATTTAAATTCCTCCTCGATCCCTTTTTATATTTGCGAGGTCGCCAGCCCTCTTCTATAGTCAAACTTTACTTTGCGTACCGATATTTGATATACTTTATATACAAATTGTTTTTCAGATGCTCGTCGACGTTCCAGCGTCGTCGGGTTTTTTATTTGCTAATTTCTGTATTACTTCAATGAAACTCGCCTCTGCAAGAAACTCTGCCGTTATTTCAACATTCTCCGTACTCTCTAGCTCTATAAAGACACTGGCACATTGATTGAGGTCAATTACTACTTCCTCTTGCTGTTCGGTAACCTCTTCGTTCAATACCCTAAATGCCCACTTTCCGTTATCAATCCAAGATAAAACAGTGTTAGGTGCCATTAACTTTGCTTTAATTTCGTCTCCCTCGAAATAAGAATCTCCTGAGTCGATAAATACTGCAGTTATCTCTCTCATCCGTTTATCACTCCTGTTAAAATTAGTGTGAATATACTAGCAGGTACTATCCAAAAGATTACTTTCCATATCCAGTGGTTTTCGTTTAATAAAACCATTTTTTCACCTCCTGTCGTTCTGCTTGTCTTAATTGTAATGCAAACCGTCATTTTTGTAAAGTATATATTTTAAAAAGTTATTATATTTCACACTTTTATTTTTTGTGGTATATTAGATAAGAGGTGAGTCGTAATGAAAAGCCATTTGAAAGAGATAGTTGAAGACCGAGGATTAAAAGTTACATGGATCTCCGAGCGTTCCGGTGTAAGCCGAAATACTATACATACGTACTTAAAAGACGGCATTCCTGCACTCGATAAGGCGTATGCGATAGCAAGGGCGCTGGATTTATCGGTATATGAAATATGGAAAGACGAAGAAACCTCCGAAAATTAATCGGAGGCCTTTTTTATTTAACGAGCATTTTTATTCCGCCGCCTTCGCTTTTGATGACGGGCTTTGCTACATTGCGAGGTTTAAGCGATTCTACAAACTCGGCGAAACTGCTGCTTTGAAATATGCGAAAAGGGTAATCGCCTTTAATGTCGTACGGATCCGCAGAAAGAATAAGTATGTGCGGAAATGGCTTCGGCAAAACATCACTATTGTACAAGTCTGCATAACGGTCTAACTTCTCGCTCATTTGCTTCGGACTGTACAACGTCCTTTGCACCTCGATAAAGAATCCGGTTCCCCTAAACACCGCAAATATGTCCGGCTCTGCAGCGCCTTTCTTTCCGTACTTAGGTTCCGCCAAGAACGATTCTAACCGCCCCAGCTTCCGCATTTCTTTGTATACGTTTAATATCGCAAGGAAATGGCCTATCTTGGCGCTATTCTTCTTCATACTTACATCTGGCCCGAAATAAACGTAAGGTACAAACGCATTCGACCGTTGTATCTTTCCGTCGCGTACTAGCCGCAATAGAACGTTATTCGCTGCAACTTGCGGATTCTTTAAATTGGCGAAATGCAGTTCGGCTATAGAATCGCGGTCCATCACACGGAATTTATTAAGGTCCTTTATAATCGCTTTGTCTCGGTTAGTTGCCACTGAAAACGTCCTCCTCCGTTAGTTGTTTAGGTTCCTCCGGTGTTACTTCCTTCACTGGCTCCTTCATTACATAAAAAGGATTGAGCAATTTCTTCGCTTTATCCATCGTAAGATAAGGCGCTTGTATCTCACGAATCTTGTCGCTGTTCATAATGAACCGTCCTTTTACCTCAATCTTTTCTGCGTTAGGAGTATTCACGATATTCGCTTCGATGCGATCACGCAGTTTAAAGCCCATAGAGACGGTCAGATTGGCTCGAATAGTTGTATCGAGCACTTTACTATGCGGACGTTGCATAGAGAGGACTGCGTATACTCCAAGCGTTCTCCCGATTGCTACAATTTCCGTTAGAATCGCCATAATATCTTCGTTCTTACGTAGCATTACAAATTCATCTATACAAACGACCCAATAAGGGCAGCGTTGTTCCGGCGGTAAGTCGTCGATATGGCCCACTTCGTATAACTCCGTCAGTTTACTGCGCCGCTCCATTTCTAAGCTAATTTTCAATAACATACGTTCAATATCTCTGGCGCTACTATATACGCATTGTACATGCTCGACTTTGCGGAATATATGGAACTCCTGGCGTTTGCAGTCTCCGAGAAATAACTGCAGTTCTTCCGGTCGTTTCGTTTTAATTAGCGTTGTCAAAAGGGAACGAAGCTGCGTCGACTTTCCGCTGCCAGTTTCCCCGGCAATTAATATGTGTGGCTGCTCGAGTAAGTCAAACGCATGGTATTCGCCGTTGCGGTCCTTTCCGCAGATAATACCGAGGCGATACGGAGCGACTACCGGCTGTATGTCAGCAAAGTTGTAGATTAACTCGTTTGGCATTGATCGCTGGTGAGTCGTTAGAGTAAACTTTTTGATTTCGCCTTCTAATTCGATTCCATTTCCGAAGTACTGCTGTAGTACGTAGAAATTCTTTTTAAGTAAGTCGGGATTCATGCCGTTTAGTAAGGTGAATGTTATTTGAGTGGAGTTTTCGTTAATAATTACGGAATGTATTCGAGGATATATTTTGCGGTCGTCTCCGATTGTTTTATATAACTCTGCAGACTGGAATGCGCTGATTAGTTTCTTGCGTACCTTTAATTTCGCCCAAAAGTTCATTATAGCCACCTCAATATTGCGTTAGTTTCTAAGAAGTAAACGCCGGCAATCATAGCCACTATAGGCACTAATATCCTTAACGTTAATCCTAGCCCTTGAAACCCATATGCTTCCGCTGT